TAGCATAGCTGTACAGATAGACTCCTACTGGGATTCCAAGTCTCTTACACTCCGCAAGGTTGCGAACCCACTGCTTATCATCCTGTGATGCGATATCATCTCCGTAACCACATCTAAGGATAGCTCCGGCACAACCAGACGCTTTGACTCTTTCCCAGTTGATAACTCCGTTGTGGTAAGATACATCAATAATAAGTTTACTCATACCATCCACCTTCCTTCAGTTCTGCTTTCTTCTGTTCGATCTCCGCAGCGTGTTCCTCTGCAAATTTCTCCATAGCTTCCAATGATGTTCCTTCATTGTCTGAGATTTCCTTTGCTGAAAGTCCGTAGGCAAAACTCTTAATAATTTCTTTTACCGTCTGTTCTGTCATGATATTCTCCTTTCTTGCACTGGTGCAATTCTATTTTTTCTTATATGTATTTCGATTCCACATTTCTGTCACACGTTCCCAACCACCTGTACTGACCAGGTAAACTATAAAAGCGGCAATGAATGATGCAAAAATGTAATACCACTCAATTACTATCTGATAATAGGTGCACAAGACGATTACTGCTGCCGGTGTCAGGATCAGTGATGTGATCAGTGCCACAACATTCGTCTGCACTTTTTTCAGCGCCGGCATCTCCTTGATTGCCTGTACGATCACGCTGACCAAGAAAGCCAGCACTCCAATTCCTGCCAAAATGTAACTCATGTACTGCATTAATGTTTCAATGTTCATGTTCAATTCCCTCCAAATCTTCAATTCTATGGTTTGCTACCTTGATCTGCTCTTTCTGTATGGAGAGTTCCCTCTCTATACTATATGTACGTTCAACCACATGGTTGTGTTCGTCTACTCTTTTGGTCAGCTCATCCAGCTTGTATTCCATGAGAGCTCTTGTCTTTTCCTGCTGCCCGTGATTGTTCAATAGACAGATCACAAGTGTTACTGCTGCTGTGATGCAGGATGATATGATTGTTTCGATGCTGTTTTCCTTTCTTTTTCTGTTTTTGAGTACAAAAATAAGACCTTTCGGTCTTGCTCTGATTTCCATATTCACCTCGATTCCCAAATATTCATTTTCTACATTAAAATAAGAGCGGTATTTCCGCTCTTACATAATATCTTGATTCTCCATACCACAATCTTTAATGATAATCTATAATCATAATTACATTATACTTCAATAATATCTCATATAGTTCTGCAATGTTTATGTCTCCATCGCTCTTTGCTTTGCCCCAAAAATCACATTTATAATTAACATCTGTGCTCTTTAGAAAGCCTTCTATTTTTTGCTTAAAACTCTCTTTAATATTTAATTGATTTATATATTCCATTATTAAAGGAATATCGCATTTTTTGAAGTCACATAGTTTATGTAACTCGATTTCATCTTTACTCAGATTTAAAAAAACTTGTTTATTATTTTTTGAAGTCACATTTTTCTCTAACCGATTTAGTAACCTCACTTGCTGAACAAGCATAAAACTCATATCTTTTGCAATTTTTCCTGAACTCTTATTATATTTCCATGACTGTACTAATGCAATTGCTCCTAAAACTAAAGACAGTATAGCAAGTATATCTGATTTATTATCGGATAGCCACATTATTATATCTAATATTGCATTTTTCATAACTAATCTCTCCTTTCATCGTCATTATACGACAAAAGGAGAAGTTTTCCAATATTAGTCCCATAATATCCCAACATTCGACATTATGCAACGAAAAAGACAACCTGTCTCCAGATTGTCCTTTCTAGGTTTTTGTCTATGGAGTTTTAACGAGCCGCAGGAGTTCAGCCTTTGGCTCAAGTATTATTATATATGTGATTCGTGTGATTTGTGTGAAAGTCGAAGATATCTGTCGATTTTCTTACTTCTTCTGCTCCAAAACCACACTTCCCACATTTATACCAATCGTGATGCCATTTCTTGAGTGCTGGTGTGACTTTCTTCTCACATCCGATCCCTTGGAAAAGGGTATCTCTACGGCCGACAAAGCAATGATGCTTTTCAACAATCTGTGAAAGCTATTGCCGACTCTGCTAAAAAATCTGCCGACTCCTCCAAACATCTTGCCGAATCAGCAAACAAGCTCGCTACTGATTCCAAGAAAATTTCTAAATCTGCAGAGACTTGTGCTGATCTTGCATACAAGAAATCCAAAAATGCTGATATCAAAGGATGGATTTCTATTGGTATCGCAGCATTTGGTGCTTTCATGAGTTTGCAATTCATCATTCTGAAGTAATTGCTTTTGTCAAATCACTCTTGGGAGTATGACATGACAAAAGAATTGGAATAATAGTGCTAATATTGAAACAACCAGTGCTACATCTGAAACCGTTATTTTTGAGTTTCTTTTTCTTTCTATCTTTCCTCATCTCTTCTCACCTCTCTTTCTCTTCTGTTTCAAACAGGTAGTCTAATTTCTTGTCTGGAAATGCCTGTTTTTTAATTTCTACACACTCTTTTAAAGAAAGGGTACTTCTCCCATTTAATTTAAAAGACAATGTGGTAGGTGTTACTCCCAAAATTTCAGCAAGTTTATATTGTGTAATCTTTTTCCTTGCCATTTCCGCTTCCAGGTTAGGAAACATTTTATCCGCCTCTCTTTTCTCTATTTTTCGAGAATTATTTTCGTTTTTTTATTGTATTATGTTGATTTTTCGAGATTTTAATGATATTATCAATTCATACCGAGAAAGGAGACTCTTGAAATGAATGAGCTAGAATCTGACGTAAAATCTCTTATTATAGAAAAATATGGAAGTATGAAGAAGTTTTGTGAAACAATCGATATGCCTTGGACTACTTTAGACAGCATTTTAAAACGTGGAATTACAAATTCTAACATAACAAATGTTCTAAAAATCACACGTGAATTAGGCCTCGATGCAGAGAAGTTGGTAGATGGAAACATTACTTATATAAACCATACTCCAACCACTCTTGCTGCTCACTTCGATGGCAAAGAATATACAGAAGATGAAATGGAAGAAATCAAAAACTTCGCTGCATTTGTAAAGAACAGAAGAAAATAATCATCTTGGATAAAGGTATTTTAAATGAAAACAAAAATAGGTAATTTTTCTGCACATATAATTGAAATCCTTGAATTAGATATTCCTGTTGGAACGCCAATTTATATCGCAGATTCCAACATCAAACACATGAAGACTTCTCATCCTGATGATTTCAAGAAATATGGTGCTGAGTTAAATAACATCATTGCATCCCCAGATTATGTTGGAAAAAATGCAAAAGATGATTCTATAGAATTCACAAAAGAATTTTGTATAAATGGAGAATTTGTAAAAGTTGCTGTACGTGTATCAACTCGCAACATATACTACGCACGTTCCTTGTATGTGCTAAATCCAAACCGTGTTAAAAATTTCATTGCTAAAGGAACATTGAAAAAACTTGACAATTAA